CGGTTGTCGCACGGGCGTTGGCGGGTCATTCCCAAGGGCGGCGGCATCATCCCATTCAAATTCAACGGAGCCCAGCGGAAGATTCATGCGGCTGCTGAGAAGATGCTTGCCACGGGCCGGCAGCTCCACATGAAGATCCTCAAATACCGCCAAGGTGGCGTCTCGACGTACTGCGCCGGCCGTGTGCAGAGTGCGTGTCAGTCACATTGGGGCTTCGGCGGCCTCAGTATCGCCGACAAGAAGGATTTGCCCGCTCAGTGGCTCAGGAGGGGCCGGAGGTGGTACTACGAGACGCCACCCGCTCTCAGGCCGGCCCTGGAGGCATCCAACGCCAATGAGTTGTACTTCGAGGAGATCGGTAGCCGGTACACGATTGCATCACAGGAGGGCCAGACCCCGGGCATGGGATACACGATCCGGGGCCTGCACTGCTCCGAGATGGGCGACTGGACCAATCCGAAGAAGGTCCTGGACGATCTACTGCCTGCCATCCCGAAGAATGACGCGGAGGGCTTCGTGATCTACGAGGGCACGGGCCAGGCCGTTGGCGGCTGGTGGTATGACTCCTGGGAGTTGAGTAAGAAGGGCGAGGACGACTTCGCCACGGTGTTCTTGCCGTGGTTCCTTCAGGAGGACTACCGCATGGACCCGAAGGAGGTCCTCGACCTCGATCAGGAGGAGCAGCACCTTGTCACGGCGTTCGACCTGGACAGGGATCAACTGGCGTGGCGCCGATGGGCGATCCGCAACGAGTTCGAGGCCGACATCGACCGCTTCAGGTGCAAATATCCCGCCACGGAAGCCGAAGCCTGGATGGACGTGGGGCAACTAGCGATCCGCCCGGAGATCCTTCGGCATCACGCAGAGCTCGTCAAGGAGCCGCTGCGGCGTGTGAGGCTGCACTGGGCCGGCGACAAGGAGCACGTACTAGCTGAACCCGTGGGGCTGGACTACCGCGGGCCGGCGTGGGACATCTGGGAAGAGCCGAACAATCTGTTCGACTACGCGGTGGGTGGCGACGTCATGGAGGGCGTGCTGGCGGACCAGGACGATCCACGCAGTGAACTGGACTGGTCCACGGGTGCCGTGCTGAACCGACGGGAGTACCGTTTCGCGGCGAGTATGCGTTGGCGTGGCGACCCCGACAAGCATGGTGACGAGTTGGAGAAGTGTGCCACGTGGTACAACGCGGCCTGGGCCTCGCCCGAGATCAACTCGCCCGGCTGGGCTACTCTGACGGCCATGCGGGACTATCCGCACCTGTTTCAGCGTGAGGGGCCTCCTGATGCGTTGGCCGGTGAGTTGCCGCTGAAAGCCTACGGGTGGAAGACCACGCCGATGAACCGCGACCAGCTTATCGACGACTGGATCGCTGGCTGCCGGCCGGAGGAGCACACGGGTTTCGAGGGGAAGATCGAGGTTTACGATGCAGGATTGCTCGACGAGGAGCGGAACTTCGTGAAGAAAAAGTCTGGAAAACGCGAGCATAGGCCCGGAAAACATGACTGTAAGCTCTTTGGCCACATGATCGCGCTGCAGGTCCATCAGCGTTGCCCGCGGGGCGAAACTGAATCGGACCGAGATGCGCAACATACTCTGGAAATGCGTGCACGGCGTGGTATAGAATACAGTGGCGGATTCGATACGTGGGATCCGGCCGAGGATGACTGATGACTGATCGTGGCGATTTGGCTATCAAAACTGGCCCGAGTCGAGAACCTTGCGACGGGTGTGGTCGCGCTATCCTCGAGGGCGAGAAGTATCTGTGGGGGATTACGTCCTGCTGTGGCGGTGGTTGCGGCCGCCGGCTGTGTTCTGATTGTATCCACTGGGCCCTGAATGCCCTGAAGGACGACGAATGATCGCTTTGGCGTGTTCCGTCATATCGCTCGCTTGCTTTGCTGCTGGCCTTGTTGTCGGCTGCGGCATTGGCAAGAAGCGGCTGAAAGCCCAGTGGAAGGCGAGGAAGTCGTGAGATGGCCAAGCTCAAGCCCAAGAAATACGTCGAGAAGATGGCCCTGGCGGCGCCCTTCACCTTCGGGCAGTTCGCCCAGAGGGTCAGGGAGCCCATCATCAAGATATTCAAGCTCGCCCGGGCGGACGGGTTCAACGCCTTCACCTACAAAAAGATCGCAGTGACTGAGTTGGTGCCGGGCGACGATGGCGTGTCCGAGTGGACAGTGACGGTGGAATATTCACCATGAAACATCGCGGGATAGTGCAGTTGGTAGCACGCCTGGCCCATACCCAGGAAGTCGCCGGTTCGAGTCCGGCTCCCGCAATTATGAGCCCGACGAGAAACTAAAGACTGCGTAGGTTCGACCGGCCAGTCGTCCCTTCTGACCAGCATAAGCCCTTGTATCCCGTCAAGCGGAGCGCAGGGGTTTTGCGCATTTAATGGGAGCATTGACATGGCGAAGTTTACAGGAAAAGCCGCCCCGACGACCAAGACCATCGAGCGTGAGGGCGTGGCGACGTTCGTCTCCAAGACCGTCCCCGGCAACGTGGAGATCGACCGGCAGGCGCAGACCGCGTTGAACCAGGCGATCACCAAGGCCAAGACCGACGGCATCAGCATCCTGAAGATCGGGAAGGTGACTGCGGGCCAGCCCGTCGTGAAGAACTACAACGACGGCGTGTGGCAGTTGCGGGTCGTCGTGGAGTTCGAGGTGCCCGCATGACTGAGGCCAATGTGCATCCTGACGGCATGAACGTCGGCGCGGTCTTCAGTTATCCAAAGGATGCTTCAGACGAAATGAAGGTCCGGGCTGGGGCTGATGCAGGCTATGCAATCGCGCGTCGTGCGATAGCTGACGGCTACAAGCTCTCCGGCTCAGACAGGTTCTTTGTAGCGCTTCCTGACCCCAAGAACGGTATCGGTCGCGTCGCAGTTCACTATGCCACTGCGCCGGAGCCGGAACCTGAAAGGATGGTCCCGGCATGACGCGACCAGCGGAATCCATCAACTTCCAGGCGCCGTTCAAGTGCCCTGGCGACACTCCGAAGCTGGAGAACGTGGCCGGCGCTGCGTATGTCGCCGCCATGTTGGCCCAGGAGCGCGGTTACGATGGCGTGCCTGACTTGATTCGCGTGGCGCAAAGCCCGGACTCCAAGATCGGTCGCGTCCTGGTCCACTTCGCCGCGGTGAAGGAGCCGGTAGCCGCCGGAGCGTGACATGGCCCTGTTGAAGCAAGCCCAGCTCGAAGACCTCAACAAGATGCTCGACGAGCGCGTGCGCCCGGCGCAGAAGGTGGTCGATGAATGGAAATCGCTCTGGGACTCGGGTCTGGATTACGTCTTCAACAATCAGCTTGCGAATCATAAGCGCAACGAGGGGTGGGACCGGATTCAGGTCAACTTCATTTACCCCGCCGTCGAACAAACGATGGCGATTCTGGCGCAAAGGCGACCGAAGCTCCTGGGCCTGCCCGTCGATCCCTCTGACAAGGAGTGGGCCGAGTTGTGGCAGGGGATCCTCCAGTTCCAGTTCGAGCGTGTCATCAGGATGCCGCACAAGCTCGTACAGTGTGCCCTGGACGGCGCGACGTGTGGGTTCTACGTGGCCAAGCACTTCTGGGAGAAGAAGGCCGAGTGGTCCGACGAGAAGCGGAAGTGGATCGGCAAGCCCAAGGTCAACATCATCAAGCCCACGTACTTCGCGGTGGATGCCTGCGCCGAGACGATGGAGGACGCTGGCATGGTCCGTGGCAAGCGGCGAATCCCCGTGGACCAGGCGGTTGCCCGCTGGCCGGCGTTCGCGGACGAGCTCAAGGCCGCGGCCACTCTTGAGCTTGAGGCGGACCGGGAGGGCGGCGCGGTGACGTTGGAGACCGTCCCCGCCGGCCAGAACCAGACCGATTGCAACGATCCCACCGTTGACGAGGCCCGGCTGGCCAACCTGCTGCGCGCGTCGCGGGCCGACATGTTCCTGGAGACTGCCACCGACCCGGACGAGAAGGGTAGTGCGGCCTGGGTGACTATCGAGGAAATCTACTGGCGCGACGAGGAGGAGAAGGAGCAGGTCGCCCAGGAGAACATCGAGGCCCAGGAGTTGATCGACGCCGGCCAGGTGGTCGAGGACGAATTCGGCCAATTCCTTGACCCGCAGACGAAAGAGCCGGTTGGCGACTGGCCGACCAGGGAAAACAGGTGGATGGAGCCCACGTACCCCCGGGGCCGGTTCGTTATCCGTGTCGGGGGCAACGATAAGACCATCCTGAACCCCGACACGGAGCAGCAGAAGTACCCCTACCGCAAGTGGCCCTTCACCGTTGGGGTCAACAGCGTGCTGCCGCATATCTGGCAGGGCCTGAACGACGTCGAGGTGGCCCGGGGCCCCCAGGACTGGATCAACCTGGCCTACATGCACATAGCGATGTACGTCAAGCAGTTTTCCGATCCTATATGGGCTGTTGAGACGGACGCGATCCCGACTAGCAAGGAAGGCAAGAAGGCTAAATCGCTTGCCGCCCGGGCTGGGGCGATTATCACCTTCGCCAAGGGGGCACTTAGTGGCAAGAAGGCCGAACGGCAGAGTCCCCCGTCCATGTCTGGGGCCGTGGTGCAGTTCGCGCAGCTCATGTCGGAGAACCTGAAAGACCTGACCGGCGTGCAGGACATAGCCCTTGGTAAGCAAATGGCTGGCCAGCAGACCCTTGGCGAGATCAACAAACTTGAGAGCAACACCGGGATCAGGACAGGTCTCAAGAGCATCCTCATGGACGACTTCACCGTTCGGGTCTTCGAGGGTGTGGGCGAGTTGGACCAGATGAACATGGACCTGGGCGAGATGAGGCGGATCGCCGGAGTGAAGGGCAAGGGCATCGTCGAGATCGTGCCCGAGATGATGAGTGTGCAGTATGACTTGAGGCTTGAGGTGGGGACCGCCATGCCACAGGACCGGGAGAAGAAGCAGATGCAGTTCTTGCAGCTTTATCCCCTGGTCGGCGAGGCGATGCTGCCGGAGTTGCTTGAGATCTTCGAGGTGTTGGAGGCCGAGGAGATCCTTGAGCGACATCAGTTGTGGCAACAGTTCCTTCAGTACGTCGAGATGATGGAGCAGCAGGCCCAGGAGCAAGAGAAAACCGCCCAGCAACCGCAGACACCGCAAGACGTGATGGCCGATGAGGTCGTCGCGGCGCAACAAGGAGCCCAGCAATGACGACAAAGATACGATATGCGGCTGATGGTGTAACCGTAGCGGGGATGAGCAATCACCCCGAGAATGACCGGCTGGAAGACGTCGTGGTTTATATTCCGTGGGACGGCCCCCAGAGATTTGCCCCCGGCGAAGTCTCCACAAACTTTCGAGCGAATCGACCCATGCTCGTGAAGGACGTTTGCCTATCACGGGACAATGCCGACCTCATGGTGAGTTGGGAAGACGGCACCGCGGACTGCTACCACAACTGCGCCGTGGTGGCGCATTACCGGTCGATGAACGAGCCGGAAGCCGAACCGAGCGCGCCGGCGGCGCCTTG